CGGATATGTACAATGCATTGACTGGTCCTGTGGTGATGGAGCTAAACCGCAGGATGAAAGATGTCTTTTCTCTCCGGAACCCCAAGAATACCGGTAATATCGCACTTTATGGGTGTGGCATGAAAGGGGAGGAGTTGGGAGACATCTTGGAACAAGCTAAGGGTTTACCAGTGGAGAGCGACGCAAAGAACAACGACGGTAGTCAACCGAAAGAAATACGCAAGTATGAAGCGATGTTTTATCGAAAATTGGGAGCTCCCGATTGGTTTGTTCGTGAGTTTGCGCGTACGACGAAGATTCAAGTGTGGACCAGGTATGGTATCTGCGCTACGGTCGAGGGTCAGCGTTGGTCCGGTGAGACAACGACGACCACCGGAAATTCGTACACGCATATGGCGCTTATGCAGGCTGCGCTGGAGCGCGCCTCCATTGAGCAAAGCACGAACGTCCACGGTGGAGACGATTACTTGGGGTATGTCCAGGGTGATGTGAACAAGTTCAAGGATGAGATTGAGAAGGTCTTCGACGACACGGGTATGGTCGCGGAGGTTGTTCCTCAACTTTCACGTCATTATGCTACCTTTTATCGTAAAAGGTATGTCCAGGGCACCATTGGTTGTCGTCCGGTCCCACAATTCGGGCGTGTGTTGTCAAAATTGAACCTGCGACCAAATAGGAATCAGCAGGTCAATGACAGGGATTACATGGCAGGCAAGTATTTGTCTGCCGCGTATGAGCATCGGCACACACCCGGGCTAAAAGAGTTGTTGGTCGAAACCTCGAGACGCCTATCTGATAACCCCTATCTCGACGTAAGGACAAGCAAGTTGAAAGAGATGGGGGGACGTGAAAACGTCCAGCAAATAGTGGAGAGGGCTTCAACGCATTCGATCGCTGATTTTACTGACTTTTTGCAAGAGGTGTATGGCATATCTTATGACGATCTTTTCGATGTTTACGAACGTATGGCCCAGTCATGTTTGGACTATTGTGACGGGTATACATACGTCGGGAAAGACGGCAAAGTCAAAAACAAGTCAAATAACAGTAAGTACATTGCACCCAAAATGTGCGGCGATACTGTGGAAGCTCTTGTCCGGCTGGATGTCGGATGAGCAACAATTCCGTTCCGCTTGGGATATGTGAGTAGTAAGTAACAC